GAACGCTCACTATCAACGGCACAACGCAAGACTTATCAGCCAACAGAACATTCACGATAGCCACAGGCTTAACGGTAGGCACTACACCAATAACAAGCGGAACGGTAGGGCGTGTGTTGTTCGAAGGAACGGGCAATGTGTTGCAGGAGAGTGCTAATTTCTTTTGGGACAATACTAATTCAAGGTTGGGTATTGGTACGGCTTCGCCACTTGTTTCTAATGATATTAGAACATCAAGCAATTCACCAATAACACCATTAGTAAATGTACCCGATTCTGCAACAACTTTATTAATTGGAAATACAGGAACAAATGGAGTTTTAGCATTCGGTCAAAATAATACAAGTCAAGCTTGGATTCAGGCTCGTTCTCGTTTAGCGGGTGCAAGTGCTAATGTTCTTTTGTTAAATCCTTTAGGCGGCAACGTTTTAATCGGCACAACAACAGACGCAGGGTTTAAACTCGATGTGAATGGAACGGCTCGCTTTAAAGGAGCAAGCAACGTAGGCACAACAACTGCCTTAACTGTTATCAATAGCGACTCAACAACTCTTTTGCAAGTTCAAGATAACGGATACATTCGCGTAGGAAGTCAAACAACAAGTGCTTTTCGTATCTACGCAACTGACGCTTCAGGAGATTCAGAACCTTCAGGGTTGCATTTGGTGCTTAACTCGCGAGTAGTGGCGCAATCGCAAGCGTTTAATGTGGGTATGGTTATGATTAGCGGCATTAACGGAACGGCTACAACAGGAACTCAGAATGTATTTCTAATTTCAAAAGGGTTTGCGCCAACAAGTGGAACGGCTACTTTTGCAGCATCTTCGATTATACCTACAATTAACCAAACTGGTGGTGCTAATGGAATAACAAGAGGTTTATACATCAATCCAACGCTAACAGCAGCGGCTGACTTTAGAGCAATTGAAGTAGCGAGTGGCATCACAATTTTAGGAGCAGCCACAACGGCTAAAGCATCATTAAGAATACCAAGCGGAACAGCACCTACCTCACCTGTTAACGGTGATATTTGGTTTGACGGAACAAATCTAAACGTGAGAATCGGTGGAGTAACAAGAACAATAGTAGTACTTTAATATAATAAACAATGGCTAAAATACAACCGATTACATTTCCTTTAAACGCAGGAACAGCAACAGAGATGAGTGTTCTCATTCTGAACTTTGAAACGAGTGCAATTAATTGCACTACCTATTACGAATTGAAAACCGAAGAAGGCAAGGTGCTAAGTAATGGAAACTACACGCTAACAGAACAAGAATTCGCAGCGTGGGGTGAAGATAATTCGTGGGTAGAACAGTGCGTGGCGAATGCAATAGGAGTAACAATTATAAAATAAGAACATGAACCTTACCGAAGAACATTTGAAGCAGTTAGATGCTTTCATTCAAGAGATGCCTACAAAGTTTGGCTTACCATTGATTCAGTTTTTCAACAAGATAAAAGAGGAAGCTGATAAAGAATGAGCATACTTGCTGAGCTGTTTGAACAGGGCGCACTATACGATGTGCTTTTAGATTTCGGTGAATCCGTTACTGAAAGCGCACGCTCAAACATTCGCATCCAGCAAACGAGATACGGCAAGAAACGCAAGGCTAACACTACAGGCACGCTAGCAGCTTCGCTCTATTACAACATAGATGTAACAGGCACACTACCATCTATTGGCTTTGATTCATCAGCTGACTACGCTAAGTGGGTAGAGTATGGAAGGCAGGGTAAAGAGAGCAACTACAAAGGAATAGATACACGATTTGCAGCAGGAGCTGCTAAGCCTCCGGTAGAAGCTATCCTGAACTGGATGAATCTAAAGAAGATTAAGCTGAGAGCTATGGGTGAGACGGGCAAGATGACTAAGTTCGCTAAATCAGCAGCTAACAAAGATGCAGATAATAGACTAAGAGTAGCTAACGCAATGGCAAAGAGCATTGAGAAAAAAGGTATTGCACCTCTCTACTATTTTAGAGATGCATACTTAGAGTGGCTACCTGATTACGCTCCGCAGCTAAATGGCGCTATGAGTGATGCAGTAAACATCTACATCTTAGGCCAAACGAGAAAACTAACTAACATTAAACCAGGTTAAATCATGGCAATTACAATACATCAGCAGCCTTACGAATTCACAGCTCTTAAGCAGAAGCTTATAGTAGTGGCTACATCTTCTAACATAGGGCAGCCTGGCTTTCGCTATGTGATAGAGGTAAGCAATGGCACTACTACTAATACTTTTTACGTGCAGCCTAACCTATCAGGCGCACTTGTATTTGACTTAAATCCTGTAGTTAGCTCTGCCATGGATTTAGGAGTAAACAGCACTGATGCGGTGCCTTCTCTATTCGCATCCACAACGGTGCAAGATGCTGCTACATCACGTAATATCTTAGGCATTAGCACAATCATACAGGAAGGCTATGAGGTGCTTGGCTTATTCGAGGTGCAGGCTACTCAATACCCATTAGACGGCAGCGCTTTAATCAATGCAGCGTTTCAGATTAGTGATGGCTTTAATCCTGATCCTGCTGACTACTTCTCATTAGACTCAGCAGGGAGCTACATCATGAGTGATTTAGTTAGAAGCACCTATGCAATGGATGACATGCTAAGCCAATACTCATTAGGCGCTAACACAATAGGCATAACAGGCTTTAGTGATGACTATGGAGTGCTAACTATTCCTGCAGATGATGGCTCAGTTTTGACTGGCAATGCTATAGATGACATTCAGATACTGCAATTTGATGAGGCAGGAGCATTACTGCAGACTGACGTTTTAAATTGTGTTATTGCAGCAGGCACTATTAACCACTTACCCCTACTGCCTGCTAACATAAATGATATATTTGGCTTAGATGCAGATTGGCATCACTACCTATTGAACTTTAGAAATAGTGGAGGCACAGCAACTGCACGATCAATAGCAGTATTTAAAGCAGATGACGAATGTAGATTTGATAAGATAAGATTAGGCTGGACCAATAGCAGAGGTGGATGGGATTACTTCAACTTTACTAAACGCTCTGAGGAATCTTACTCAGTAGAGCGCAAGAGATATCGCAAGGTAGTAGGTAACTACGCTACTGCAGATGAAGCTGAGGCCTTTGGATTTAACACATACGATAGAGGGCTAACTGAGCGCAGCCCATTTGTAGAAAAGATGATGCGTATTAGAACTGACTTCTTAACCGAAGGGCAATTTGAATACTTAAAGAATCTTATCTACTCCGAATCAGTCTACATGATTAATACTAAAGGCTCAGCTATACCAGTGCTAATAGATAGCAATAACTACACAGCTGTTAAGAGCAGAAGCTCACGTAAGACCGATTTAGAATTGATGTTAAAATTCAGTAACGATTATACAGCATGAGGCCAACAGTAATATTAACGGTTAAGGCAAGCAATGGAGCTGCAGTAGTAGTAGACCTTTACGAGAATGAAAGCATAAGCTACTCATCTAACTTTAATAGCGTATCTGAGTTCACTACCAGGGGAGCTTTTTCAAGAGAGTTTAGAATACCGGCTACTAAGAGTAACGTAGATTTCTTTGGGCAGCAGTATAACGCTAATCTGCTTAATAATGATACTACTCAGATTAACGTACTTCGTAAGATAGATGCAACGCTATCAGTTAACACTTTACCAATCGCTGAAGGGCATATACAATTTAAGCAGGCCATTACTCAGCAGGGTAAGATGCACGAATTTGTAATAGCATTTTTTGGTGAGACTGTAGACTTAGCTCGCAGCATTGGAGATAAGATGCTAAAAGAATTAGACTACACTGATTTAGCTCATGAGAATAGCTATGCTAATGTAAATGATATTAATGATGGTACTTTATTTAATAACGCACTCTGCTACACGCTAACGGATAAGGGGCAGAATTGGAGTGAGGATAGCACAGTAACAAGCAGAAGGATATTCAGCTCAGTTAATCCTATCTATACAGGAGAGCTAACATTAGCTCTGCAGGCAAAGTGGTTAATGGATAAGATAATAGGTGAGGCTGGCTTTACGTGGAGCGGACAAACCTTATTCAATGAGCTTGCTGAAATGTATATTCCTTACATCACTAATCCACTAACGCTTGGCCCATTAAATAACGATGAAGCTAAATTTTTAGCAGGATTTGCAGGAGCAACTACATCAGTTACTATTAATGTTGCTGCTGCTAATGGCCAAACTAAGAAACAACTTACAGGATGGACTGAGTCAACTGATCCAAGCAATAGCTTTGCTTCCGATGTTTATACATCACAAGGTAACTTTAATGCAACCTTTTTTATTAGCGCTAATTTTATTATACCAGGTGCTGTAGCATTTGCTCAAAATGCTTATGACTTTGTTTTAGGAGTTACAAGAGATGGCATAGAAACACTTTTACCAATGGGCCAAGGTCAATCTATTTCCGATACTGTGATAGAATTTGATCCATCAATAGGCCAATATATTCAAGTTCCTGTTGATCCTGTTGTATACGCTACCTATACTTTAGATATGCAAGTAGGTGATGAGATACGCTACTATGTTTATGCTCATGCAGGAAGCGCTCAAACTATTTTATTTGGTGCTAACTGTACTATTGGTATTTCATTTGTAACAGGAGAGCTGCAAGCGCAGCCTGTAAGCTTTGTTAAGAATGCTCCTGAGCAGAAACAAGTAGATTTCTTAAGAGATATTCTTAAGATGTTTAATGCTGTGCTTGTGCCTAATCCTAACATGCCTAACGCTGTTGAGATTATTCCAATGGTAGAGTATTTAGGTACTGGAGATGATTACGATTGGACCGGTAAGTTAGACCTATCAAAAGACATTGTATTAACTCCTGCAGCTGACATCAGAAAGCGCCTACTTAAGTGGAGCTATAAAGAGCAGGGAGATTTATTTAATGCTAAGTATAAAACAGCAGCTCAGAGAGTGTATGGGGAGCTTAGGCTTAATGATGCAGGCAATGATTTTAGCACAAGTGATTACACTGTAGAGCTAACCTTTGGAGCTTCGCCATGCGACTTAATACCTAATACTAATTACGTCATCCCAAAGTACTTTAATGAGACGGGAGAGTTCATGGCACCTGGGCCGAGAATACTTTACAGAAGAGCATTTGAAGAGAGCGCTGTAGTTATGGTTTATGATGAGGTAGCAGAGGAGGCAAGCTTTACAATTATACCACTACTTAGCCACTACTCAGCTATTCCTACTGAGATAGGTACTAATGACCTAAACTTCGGGCAAGAAATTCCTCCGCATCCAATAGAGGCTATGCCATTGCATACTTTATTTGATAGATATTGGAGGCAGTATATCTCTGAGCTTTATGATTCAGAGCAGAAGATAATGGAGGCCTATTTTAAGCTATCAGTTACTGATGTATTTGGGTTAAAGTTTAATGATAAGATTTGGATAAAGGATTCTTTTTGGAGAGTCATAGAGCTAACCGATTACATAGTAGCAGATGAGCAAGTAACTAAGTGCAAGCTTATCCGATTACTTGACATTGGAGCGCTATGCCAATACACACCATCTACTATAAGCGCTAGTACAGGAGCAGTTTTATTTTTAGATTACGATGGAGACACAAGCAATGGATCGCAAGAATGCTGCGAGTTTTACGGCTACACTTGGGATGATGATAAAAAGGCTTGCTATGCAACTACAGGCACGAATGGAACAGGCGGTATAATTACTTCACCGAATAATGTAGGCGGTAGCAATATCACTAATACTAGTGGTAATCAAAAGAGCGCTACCGGTATGGGTAACGTCAATAGGGCATCTATTGAGAATAACAACGAACGCATATTTGTTAGTGGCTTAGGCCATGGCATTGCACCTAACAATAACTACAGCCAAGCGTTAGGCTATCGCAACTTTATCAGGCCAAACTTAGAGGGCACTATGGTAGCAGGCAGATGGGCAGAGGCAGATGTAAGAGGGGTGCACTTTGGCGGTGGTACTTGGTACGATGGCACCTCAGACTTTGGAACAACTATACCAGGGCGCTCACAGCATGGATTTATACAGCTCATGGGCTTAGGCGAGCTAGATGCTAATCCAACTAACATAGATTTGTACTTAGATGGTGTAGATGGAGGCACTATAGTTATGCCTACAGAGACGGTATGGGCTGTCAAAGTTTATATTTCTATCCTCGAATACCTTTACGGTAGCACTGACTTTACAGGAAGAGTAGCCACTGTTGAATATTCTACTATGTTTTGGCGAGATAAGGTAACTCACTACGCTGCTACTCCTCATTTAATACATGACTTTCACAGTGGATTCGCATCGGGCAGATTTGACTTGTACACACCAATAGTAGGCGGTGCAATAGCTCCATACATAACAGCTAAAGTAACAGGCAAAACAGCAGTAATCAGCGCAACCATTCAATACACTCAATCTAAATTTCAACGTACACCTATAATATGACAAATCCACAAAATGACATCATACTTAGTATGACTTTACTTAGATCAGGAGTGCAGGGTAAGAGCAAAGAGTTTAAGCAGGCTAGTGGTATCTATCATGCGAGGCTAAAGGTGTGGCAAATAAGAGCTATTAATTACACTATACTAATAGGGCTACTTAGCTTAATTACATTCACAATTTATAGCATAGTATAATGGCTACACAAGAGATGATATTAAAGCTCTCATTTGATGATGAGGGTACATTTACAGGTCTATCCGATATTAATCAAGAGCTGGCTAAAACTGATACAGCCACAGTACAATTAGAGAAATCTACTAAGACACTTAAGGCGCAATATGCTGACTTAAAAAAGCAGCAAGATCAATTTGATCCTGGCACTGAGAAATTCAATCAGCTATCTATTAAGATGGGTGAGCTTAAGGATAGAATGAATGATGCTGCGGATGCAGTAAAGGGAAATACAGGACCTGCTATAGAAGGAATGAGCAACTCCTTTGGATTAATGGGTGAGCAGCTATCAAACTTAGACTTTGAAGGGTTATCACAAAGCATTAACTTGTTTACTGGCAATCTTGCTCGAGTAGATACTAAGGCTTTAGCAGGTGGATTAAAAGCTATGATATCTGCAGGGGTGCAAGGCTTTAAGACTTTAGGAAAAGTTATTTTACAGAATCCTATTTTTCTTTTAGTAGGTGTTATTGTGGCTGTCATAGCTTACTGGGAAGAGCTGAGTGATTTCGTTACCGGCAAGAGCAAGATGCTTGAGAATTTAAACAAGCAAGTAGAGGCTTTAAAAGCACAGGAGCAAGCGCTAACACGTGAGCTTGCATTACAAAAAGCTTTAGGAGCAGGAGGTGGGCAGATACTAAAGACTGAATTAGATATATTAAAAAATAAACAATATCAGGCAGAGGCTGCTATGAAGATAGCTTATCTTGAAAAGGATAAAGCAAAGTTTTTAGAAGCACAGCAGGCACAATTAACAGCCATTAACGATCTTGAGATAAGAAAGATTAAAGTCTATCAGGATACTAAAGCTTTACTAGATAAGATTCGCGCAGGTAAGGATGATGAGTATAATAAACAGCTGCTCCAAAATGATGCTTTCAGCGTCTATAAAAATCAAACAGAACAAATAGCTTTACAACAAAAAGAGATTAATGCTCAGTCTACAGATTTAGCTCTGCAAATGCAAAGAGCTCAGCAAGCTGGCAATGCAGCTTTAGTAGAGAAATTAAGATTACAAAGAGAGGGTTTGCTGAATCACGTTAAAGATCTTCAAGGTCAAAAGGATGAGATTTGGAATGCAGGATTACAGGCCCAAGCTGAAGTTAAAACTGAAAAAGAATTAGCTGCTATTGCTGCAAGAAAAGCAAAAGCAGCAGAGCGTAAGAGCGCTGCAGATGCAGCATCTAAGAAGTTAGCAGATGACATCTTAGCTATTGAGAAAAGTATGGTAGATGTTACAAGATCTCTCATGCCTGATAAAGAAAGAGAGATTTTGTTATTGGAAGAGAGGCAAAAACAAGAGCTCGCTACATTCACAAAAGCTAAAAAGAACGAAACAGAAATAGCAGAATTAAAGAAATCTCACGCTACTGAGCTCAAAATCATTAATGATAAATACGCTAAAGCAGCGCAAGATATTTTAGATGAGCAAGCTCTTAAAGAAAAGGAAGCTGCAGCTGCAAGATTAGAAGAAAAGAAAAAAGAATTAGCCGACATTCAAGCTATAATAGATGCAGCTGATAAGGGTAATATTGAATCTGAATATAGTCAACAAGAGCGAGAATTAATAGCTTCACAAGAATATTATCTTACTTTAAAAGAGCAAGCAAAAGCAGCAGGATTAGACAGCGAAGCTTTAGTAACAGAGCAGGCACGTAAAGAGAATGAGATTAAAGAAAAATATAGAGCCGAAGATAAAGCTAAGCGTATGGCTAACATACAGCAAGGCTTTGAAATGGCAGATCTTGCTTTAGGCGCTTTAATGGATTTAAACCAAGCAGCAGCTAAGGGAGATGAGGCAAGCCAGCGCAAAGCATTTGAGCGAAACAAATTACTGCAGAAAGCTCAAGCTACCATAGCTATGGCAAGCGGAATAGTTCAGCAGTTAGCTGTACCACAAGACCAACTTAAAGGAACTAACTTTATTAAAGCAGCAGCAATAGCAGCAGCAGGCATAGCTAACATAGTTAAGATTAATCAAACTCAATTTGGTGGTGGTGGCTCAGGTGGAGGTAATGGTAATTTAAACGAGCCAACAGGAGGAGGAGCTAACGCACCGGCTGTAGATTTTAGCGGAGCTAATTTGCAAGTTAATGCACCTGGTAGCACTGAGACCTATGTACTTGCTGGTAATGTAGCAAACGCATTAGAGGCACGCCAAAAGATAATAGACCAATCACATTTATAGAATTTTTCCACTAATAAAAAAGCAATCACATGAATGATAAATTGAAATTAATTGAATACGGCTTAGGTGAGGAAGAGGATAACATGGGGGTGTACGCTGTGAGCCTTGTTAGTGAGCCTGCTATAATGGTAGACTTTGTAGCACTGTCTAAAGCTAACTTGTTACTAGCTCGCGTAGAGGATGGAGAGAAGCGCATGCTATACGGCCCTGCCTTAATTCCTAACCAACCTATAGTTAGATATGATGGTAATAACGAAAAGTATTTTATCACTTACTCTAAAGAGACTATAGAGCAAACGGCTCAGGAATTCTTAAAGAGAAACATGCACCATAACCATACTATCCAGCATGAGATGCCGGTAAATAATCTTACCGTAGTAGAATCTTGGGTTACTACAGGAGCACATGATAAGAGTATGAATTATGGCTTTGAACTTCCTGAGGGCACATGGATGATAGGGGTAAAAGTAGATGATGATAAAACTTGGCAAGCTGTAAAGAATGGCGAGGTTAAAGGATTCTCAATAGAAGGATGGTTTGCGCCAATGTCTGAAACTGATGTAACTGAGAAAGACCTTGAGAAGCTATTAGCTGAATTAGCTGAGCAGCTTGAAATGAATTTGTAATTTTTTCCACTAATAAATATAACACGATGAACATGATTCAAGACATTTTAAACAAGTTCGCTCCACAGCTTTCAAAGCATGGAGTAAAGCTATCTGTTGAAGAGACTACTGCACCTGAAACTACTAAGGTAGAGATGATGGCAGAAGGTGCTTTGATGGATGGTACTATGATCTATTCACCGGCTGCTGAAATAGCTGAGGGAGTAGAGATATTCGTAATGGATGCAGACGGCAACCCTACACCTCTTGCTGATGGTGAATACACTTTAGATAACGGTAAGAAAATCGTTGTGGCAAGTGGTTTAATCGCATCTATAGCTGATGCTGAGGAGCCATCTACAGAAGTAGAGGTAATAGTAGAGCAGGAAGTAGCTGAGACTTACAGCAAAGAGCAGGTAGAGGGATTGTTAAATAACATCATCTCTGAATTCGAAGCTAAGTTAAGCGCTGCTGAGAAGCAAATCACTGAGCTTAGTAAAGCACCGGCAGCAACTACTGTAAAGCAGTCGCGCCAAGCTGCACCGCAAGCACCTTTAAACATTACAGCGATGAGCAATATCGAAGATAGAACTCGTGCTATAGTAGCAAGATACAAAAACAACTAAAAACAAAAACAAAAAAACAAAAACATGGCTGATAACTTGACCATCACCTCAACATACGCTGGCGAATTAGCGCTACCGTACATCGCAGCAGCTGTCCTTTCAGGGGATACTATTGCAAACAACTACATCACCGTAAAGGAGAATGTAAAATACAAAGCTGTACTTAAAGTATTAGCTTCTACAGGATTAGTTAAAGCTGCTACTTGCGACTTTGACAACTCTACATCTGCGCTTACTCTTGAGGAGAAAGTGTTGACTGTAACTGACCTTATGGTTAATATCCAATTGTGTAAGGCTGAATTTACAAAAGATTGGGAAGCGGCTCAAACAGGTCGTGGCTTTATCAACGATGTTGTACCTGCTAACTTCTCTGATTTCTTAATTTCTCACTTGGCTGCTAAGGTTGCTCAAGAGATTGAGTGCAATATTTGGAAAGGTAACTGGCCTGCTTCAGGATTCACAGGATTCAACGGTTTACAATACTTAATCGATGCCGGTAAAGGTGGTACACCTGATGTTGACTTTACAACTTCTTTGGATGCTAGTAACGTAATTGCTAAATTGCAGTTATGTACAGATGCATTGCCTGCTACATTGGTAGGTTCACCTGATTTGAAGATCTACGTTAACCGTAAGACTGCACAGTTATATCGTCAAGCTTTGGCTACTGCAGGTTACTTGCAAACGTTCCAAGGTACTGCTCAATTCCCATTGACCTTCAACGGATACGATGTGTATGTTTGCCCAGGTATCTCTGACAGCGTAGTTATCTTAGCTACTCCTACTAACTTAGTGTTCGGTACAGATTTGAATTCCGATTTCAACGAGGTGAAAGTAGTAGACATGAGCTTTACTGACGCATCTGATAACGTGAGAATGGCTATGCGCTTCCGCGCTGGTGTTCAGTACGCTGTACTAGGTGATATCGTTATCGGATTTGATAACTAAATAATACTCCTTTGTTAAAAGAGTGGGTTAGCTAATAGCTGCCCATTCTTTGCAAAGAATATTTAACTAATAAATAAAAAATAACTATGAGCTGTCTAACTACCGCTGGCATATTGATTGCATGTAAAGAAGCAATCGGAGGTATTAAAGCCTTATACTTAGGGAATTACGCTACATTTGCAAACACTGCTACCATTAACGGCACAACTAATTTAGTTACTGCTCTTGCTACAGGAAGCGTTTACGAATTTGAATTACCTAAGCACACAGGATCATTTACAGAAGAGGCTGCTATCAGCATCGAGAATGGCACTGTTTACTATACTCAAACTGTTGTGGCTATGTTTCATGGCATGACTGCTGCACGTTCACTTGAGCTTCAAAACATTTCTAAAGGTCGTAACGTATTATTCGTACAGGATAATAATGATAACATTTGGATGTGTGGTTACAAAGATGGCGTAGAGGTTACTGCCTTTACTACAGCTTCAGGAACAGCTAAGGGAGATATGAGTGGCTATACTATTACCTTCACAGGCGAAGAGAAAGATAAAGCATACTTGTTAGATCAGGATGCAGGAGATACTCCATTCCAAGACTTTGCTACAGTTACTGTAGTTCAAGCTACATTGTAAGTAAAATTGTGCTATATTTAAAGCATGATTTACTTACTTAAAAATACAGCAGCACAGCTCCTCTACCTTAGTCTTAAGGAAGGGGAGCTTTTGCTTGCTAATACCTATACGCATTACTTGTTAGAACTAACTAACGAGCAGACACTTGAGAAGCTTTACGCTATCCCAACACAGATAGCTCAGAATGATAGGTATACTACCATTCAGATTGGCACCAATGCCAACACACCAACAGCTGCGAGCCTACTAATTAACTACCCAGCACGATTCAGCTACGTAGTTTATGGGCAGAATAGCAGCACTAACTTAGATCCTACAGATGCTGTTGTGGAAGGGGTAATCCAAATGGGTTATTTAATAGTAGAAGATTTAACTACTCCCCGATTCACTGAGCCGAACTTAACAATAGATTCAGATATAGCCTACAATGGATAAAATAAAACACGCGGCACCTATGTTAGTTAATCTTGGCGCAGCAATGCCACAAGAGGCTAACGAGAAAGAGACTCCTAAAGGATGGGTAACATTAGGCGAGGCTAACTCATTTAGTAATTACTTAATAGATTTATACTACAGCTCACCGGTGCATTCAGCTTTGACTATGTCAATAGCTTTCATGATTGCAGGCAAAGAGATTAAGAGTAATAATCCTGCAGCACAAAGAGAGATAGATAGACTTAAACTAAATAGCATTAGACGGCCTGTAGCATTAGATGCTAAGATGCAGGGTGGCTACTACTTAGAAATTATTTGGAGCGTAGATAGAAATAGCATAGCTAAAATTAACGAGCTGCCCTATGAGAATTGCCGTCTTGCTGTTGCTAATGATGAAGATGTTATACCTGGCATTTATTATTCTAAAGATTGGAATGATATGCGCAAGAAGAAGAACATCCCTGTATTTATCCCGATGTACAACCCAACTTCGAAAGCAGATGAGCCTTCTCAAGTGCTATTTATTGGAGTGATGACACCAGGTAGCGCATACTATCCTAAGCCTGATTACTATAGTGCCATCAATTACATAGAAATTACAAGAGAGATAAGCGAATTTTATAGAGCTTTCTTAAGTAATGGTATGGCACCTTCTTACATGCTGCATTTTAATAACGGCATCCCTGATCCTGAGGAGCAGTTAGCTATCCGCAGAAATTGGGAAACTATGGTAGGCGCAAGAAAAGCAGGTAAGGTAGTATTTACTTTTAATGAATCATCAGATAGAGCACCTCGTTTAGACTTAGTGCCTATGACTGATGCGGATAAACAGTGGCAAGAGCTAAGCACTCAGTCAAGAGAGAATATCTTAGCAGCTCACCGCGTTACATCTCCTCTACTTTTCGGTATTCGTGATGCAGGAGGATTAGGTAGCAATGCTGATGAGATGAAGAACGCTTACCGCATCTTTAACAAGAACATTATTGAGCCTTATCAAAAAATTATAACTGATAGCTTTGAAGAGATTTTTAAAGGTATGGGCATTGTGGCTGATATTTATATCGAGTCTAATGATATATTCTCTGATGAGATGGATGCGGCAATAGCAGCAACTACACCAACAACTGTTGCAGATAATGCAACAACTGACACTAATACAGCTGCACCGGTAGCACCAGCAGGAGCATCAGTAAGTGATGTAACTTATAACGGTGCTCAGATAGCAAGTGCACTTGAGATTGTAGCAGCTGTAGGCACAGGAGCACTAACTGTAGAGCAGGCAATAGTATTCTTAGTACAGTTCTTACAGCTTCCTATTGACGTAGCGACTGCAATGTTTGAGCCTACGGGAGGGAGCGCTGTAGCTAAACTATCTGCTCAAAAAAAAAAGATTAATTTAGAGCCACAAGAGAAGCCGCCAATTTTCACAGATGAAGATGAGACGTGGTGGTGTGAATTCTTAGAAGATAAGGGAGAGATAGTAGATGAGGATGAGTGGGAATTAATCGAAGCTGAGCCTGTTAATCTTGCATCAGTTAGAAGCTACTCTGATCCTGATAAGCCTTCTGAAATGGATAGCGGATTGTATAAGATACGCTACGCATACTCTAAGAATCTAAGTAAAGATAGTAGAAGATTTTGCAGACAAATGGTAAGCGCTTCACGTGCTAACTTTGTTTACCGTTATGAAGATTTAACTGCTATGAGTGCAGATAGTAACGACCTTAACCCTAAGATGGGCCACAATGGCTCTACCTATAGCGTGTGGTTGTACAAAGGATCAGTCAACTGTAAACATTTTTGGGAAAGAAGAGTGTATTTTAGAAAGAGAGATAAGGGAAGATTCATTGCAGATAATGGTTTAGAATCATCTGATGAGATTTCTGTATCTAAAGCAATCAGAGCAGGCATGCCTTTAAGAGATATAGCTAAAGGATTTGCTACAGCTAATACTCGCACTTTTGACTTGCCAAATAATGGCAGATACCCAGGAACAAATTAATACTATAAAACCATGGCAATAGCACCCGAAATATTATTCATTAACGAAGAGTTTTTAAAGAAATACACTCAGCTAAATGAGGCTGTAGATACTAACCTTATTCGCCCTGCAATTTACTTAGCGCAGGATAAGTATATTACTCTTTGGCTTGGCACTAACTTAACTAACAAGATTAAGAATGAGATAAGCGCAGGCACTTTAGCTGGCGTTTATGAGACTTTGCTAAATGAGTATATCGTAAAGCCTACTGCATGGTGGACTATGGTAGAGCTTTACCCAATGCTGATGTATAAGCATGATAACGGTAACTTAGTTACTCGCCAATCTGAGAACACTACAGCCATTACTCAAGGTGAGCTATCAGCTCTAAGAGATATGGCACGTGAGAACGCTAACTACTACACTCAACGCTTAGTAGATTACCTTTGTGCAAATAACTCAGACTATCCTGAATACAGCAATAACACAAGCCCTAATATTACACCCATTCGTGTAGTTAACAGGCAGAGTCAAATATCTTTTAGCAGAAGTATGAATAATATGGAGAGTCCATGGAGCAGATTTAACGTGCGAGACTTTACTAACTAAGAATGAAATTAACAAAGGAGCAGCAAACACGTAAAGACTATGAGCGTAAGCTGAAGGTCTACCTAACTAAACGAGATAAAGAATTAAGAAAGAATGAAAGCACCAACAATAGAAGAGCTTAAAGCTCAATTCACAGAGCTTGGCTATAAGTGGCCTACTATTCACGTGGTAGGTATCAGGTCTAAAGCTAATGAGCCTAACAAGTTTGATGATCTAATAGGTTTAGTAAATGGCAGCGAGCTTAAATGGTACACCGGTACGACTAACCCAGGTACTTTTTGGCTTAACTCACCTATGAATAGCTTAGGCACAGCAGTGTTAAAGGCAGGGCAATATGTAGATACTTATACAATAGGCTTGCATCAGGGCAAATACACAGCATTAAAGCAAGCAAAGAAAGTTACAGTGTATAGAGATGCCGATAAAGATAACGTAGCTGAGGAGCAAGGTAAAGAAGATACAGGATTGTTTGGCATTAACATTCATAGAGCTAATGAATCTACTGAATCTAAGAATATAGATAAGTGGAGTGCGGGCTGTCAAGTAATGAATAACCCTATTCAATTCAAAGAGCTCATCCAAGCCTGCATTAAATCAGGTAAGAAGTCATTCACCTATACACTACTTCACGAATTATGAGCAATCATCAGCAGCAAGTAGCAGAGGGAGTAACCGGTACAGTTAGCAGTATTTTATTGAGCGTGCCTGCATGGATGTTAGACGTTGAATTTGCACTAAAGATATTCTGCCTATTGCTATCAGCAGCTGCATCTATCTTTACTATTTATAAGATGCGTAAGAGCAAGAGATGAAATGGCTTAAGAGCATATTCAGTAATGAAGGTGATGCGAGCTCTAAACGAGTAGCATCTATACTAGCTTTACTTGTATGCATTAACTTATCTTACATTGGCACGTTCACTGAATACAAAACTCCTGAATACATGTATGACGGCTTGTTAATTTTAGCAGGAGGAGGATTAGGATTAACTGTAATTGAGTCTATCTTTGAAAAAAAGAAATCAAATGACACATCAAACCAAGACACAAATTAAGTTAGCTGTAGTATTCGGGATAACAGTATTTATCTGCATACTTATGCAGCTCATGTACATTAGAATTAAAGATAGCGAGAAGGCTATACAAGGCTACGAGAGAAGAGCTGATAGAGCTACGCATGTTATTGATAGCTTAGAAGCTACTAATGTGCAGCGTATGCAAGAGATTGCAGAACTGAATATGCAGATTGAACATAATACTAAAAGATATGAAGCTAACATCAGTGCTATTGATTCTCTTGATAGGAACGGCCTGCGCAGAGCCATGCACAACCTACTCACAAGCCTTGCCGGTGAGAGATACCCTGGTGAGTCTAACGACTAGCGAAGTAAGAAGCTTACTTAAGCTAAAGGCAGAGCGCGATTATTTAAAGATTCAGTTTGCTACACTATCTAAATCGGATAGCATTTCAGCTATAGTTATTAAGGATCAGCAGAAGTCTATAGACGCATGGGCGCTCACCAACGAAAAGACATCACAGCATTTAGTTAAATCACAGCAAGAGCTGTATAAAGAAGCTGCACGTAAAGAATCTTGGCGCAGTGCAGCGCTAATAGGTATACCTATCTCATTTGTGGGGGGTATTATCTTCAATCTACTTTTCTAAACTAACAAATCTTTGTTAATAACTTTGCTAATATTAGTAAGGTTTTTTTTGCATATCTAAAATATTGTAGTACATTTGTCAAACAATAATCAATAACAATAAAAAACAAACCAAATGAACACAGTAAATGTTTATCATCAAAGCAAGTTAGTTAAGACATTGGAATTTTTAACTGAGAGACAAGCAGTAAATTATTTAATTGAAAAAGCTTCTGAAGAAAGTCTTGAAATAAATGATAATTACACCGAAGCTTATAGCGCTGGTGTTAAGCCTGAAACACTTTTAATCTTAAACGAAGCCTAATCATGAAAAAAGCACTAATCTATTTAGCTATCCTATTCGCAGGTATGTTAATCGCTGGGACATTCGATGCGCAGACAGCAGAACTAGAATCACAACCAAATCACTACAGCAAATGAGCGAGCAATTAAATTTTTCTAAAACCATCTTTTTATTCTTAGATGATGTAGTGCAAATTACAGAAGCTATAACCCTGGCGCAAAAGACTTGGCGCAAAGAAAAAGACGGAAATGTTGAATGGGATGCTTACGCAGATGAGCGAATTAATCAACTTGAAGCAGTCCTAAATAAAATTAACGCTACACCCTACAAAGAATTACCAAACCCTAATACCTTAAATAAATGAAAACACTTTTTGAAATTAAAGAAGTATGCCGCTATGATGGCACTCGTTACTTCCTTTACATTGACAACTCATGCCACAAAGTATTCAGTACTTATGATGAAGCTTTTACCGAGTTTACATTAGCTACTAACTTTAGAGAGACTATAACTACTTTAGTCAGCAAGGAGGTAGAGCTATGAAGTACCATGTATTAGTAACACCTCTTGACGAGGTGCAAATATCAATAGCTGAGCGCTTAGGAACTGCTAACCTATTTATAGCAGATACTTGGGAAGTAGCACAGCAGATGCTACCACTACTTATGAAGATTTACAAATTTGATTATACTCCAGTGTGGATTAATGAATACAACGAAGGCGCATTGTATGAGTGGGAAAATGATGAGGTAGTTATCAGTATAAAAAGAATTTAGTATATTAGCAACTTAATTAATAATCAATATGAACAAACCAAACAATGTAACCGGTAAGGTTATCGTAAGTCGGTGGGATGCCGAAGCTTGCGGATGGAAGCTGTACACATCAGCTCACAGCTACTCACTAACTGATTTCTCAACAGCTAAAAAGCATGGAGAGGTATTCCCTGATGATGGTACTTTCCTGTACCAATTCGAGAGCGAAGGGGAAAGCAATGTACATGACTACTTTATGAGCGACCGCTATGTTATCTGATCGCTACCAAAGCAGATTCATCTGCGTGCAGAGCTCACTACCGGGAGAGGAGTTAGAGTTTAACGAAATGGCATCTAAAGTAGTCTATGAAAGCTGGCGCTCATACTTTCAAAATAACCCCCATGAACTACAGCAGAGAACCTAATTGGCAGAAGCTCAAGCCTGAGATAGACTGGGATGAGCAGGAAGAAAAGTTAGCAGATAAGTTAAATAAATACATAAATAAAAACAACACAGTTATGAATCAAGGAATCGTTAAATCACAGAAATTTGTTAGAGAGTGGAATGGCCCATCAGGTACAATCTATTACTTCGATTTAATCGTAGAGAATAATGGAGTAAATGAAGTAGGCCAAGTAGGTGTTAAGGATATGAACAGCCCGAAGATTGCAGTAGGCGCTACTATTCACTACACAAGTGAAGAGCGCACTGGACCAACAGGCAGAAAGTCAACTAACTTTAAATTGCAGAATCCTAATCCATTTAATGGAGGAGGGACAGGCATAGTACAATCAGCATATACTCCGCGCAAAGAATCTCCTGATGTGCAGAATTCTATTAGCAAATCAGTAGCTCTAAACAATGCTGTGCTATTCTGCAAAGAGCAGAAAGGTAGTAAGCCAGGTGATGTGTTAGATACAGCTGAGATATTCTTAGCATGGCTAAAAGGTGAGGCAGTAGAAGCAGTACAAATTAAAGCAGTAACAAATGAAAGCGCAGACGATGAAATGCCATTCTAAGCTTACTCCATTTCACGCATGGGTGCGCAGTCATTTTATGACTGTGGCACACTTTGCGGAGGTGCTTGAGGTAAGTTACCCAACAGCTCAAAAGTACATTAAGCAGCCTCGCTCTATGAAGGTAAGCGATATAGGTAAGCTATCTAATGTTACTGAGGAAGAGATACCATACATACTGGAATTAATGAATGATAGTAAACCATGAATAACAATAACGGAAGCATTATAGATCAGTTATATTTTGAGTTAGCTTTTGAAATGCACTGGACTCCTGCTATGGAGGAATTGTTTGAACAAGCCCGAAATATACATAGGCAGGAAATTGAACAAGCCTTTATGGAAGGTAGTAAATTAAAATTTGTAAATAAAGATTCATTTAGTCAATCTCTTGAGGCAAGAATTGAAGCAAGAGTTTTTTATAATTCTAAATATAAAGAGGATGAGTAAAGTAATAGATAGAAAGATAGCAGATATATTGCTGCTAATCCCTGCAGATGGGCAGCAGTTCGCACGTCAAAGATTAGATAACTTAGTGCGAGCTGTAAATGAGAGTGAGATACCGGAGCTTAAGTGGAAATCAATTAACGGCATAGCAGAATCACTAAACGAGGCTAAGGCTAAGGAGATGTTACAGATTATATTTGAGCATGGCTACTGCACTTGGGAACAGCTTAAAGGCAGGAGCAGGCATAGAGAGGTGAATGATATTAGGCAGATATGCATGTGGATAGTTCGCAACGGTACCAGCATGAGCTACCAAAATGTAGGGCTAATATTTGTCAGGCATCACGCTACTATCCTGCACGCTATTAATCACGTAGAGGCAATGCTGCAAACTGATCCATTATATCGGGCATGTGTACAGTCTATTTTAGATAAGCTACAAGATGCTAATTTGCAGAGATTGTATAATAAATTAACTCAATAATCATAAATCAAATAATCATGAAACAAACCACAATGCAATTCGAGAAAAAAACAAAGCAGCCTTTGACATTAGAAAGATTACAAGCTGGTATAGATTTAATTGCTAAGACAAATAACGCAACTAAATCTTTAAGGCAAGTAGGGCTATCAGGATCTTACATACAATATTTAGTCAAGGCTCGAATTTTAGTAAGGATAAATGGCCATAAAGTAGAAGTTATTAAGCCTGTTTTAGAGCGTAAAGATTTTTATAGAGTAAAAGATATTCAGACTAAACACCTGCAGAAATTTTATAGCAGAAGAAATGAAGTAACCGGTTACAACCAGTTACCTAAATCTGATACTGATATGCTTGGATTAGTCAATATGCCTAAGATTGAATCTAAGCGTAGCTATAAGCCAAGAGTAAAAAAAGCTGTAGCACTGCCCTGGTGGAAGAGAATCTTACTATATTTGGCTAATCGATAATCTTAAACCAAATGATGACTATTCTATTAAAGCGCATAGAAGCGCTCGAAGAGAGGGTAAAGGCGCTTGAATCTAAGCGCTCTACCTCTACCAAATTTTCACCCCCATCACTATCAGATGTAGTAACCTACTTAGAAGATTTAGTGTTAGCTAAGAAATTCTATTGCCACTATGAATCTAACGGATGGAAAGTAGGTAAGAATTCTATGAAGAGCTGGCGAGCAGCTGCAGATCAGTGGAGAGCACGTGAGATTAACCAAAATAAAAATACACAAGATGAGCAAAGAATTGGTCGCATCAGTACAGCAGAGCTTCAATCGTTCACTAAGCGCTGAAGAGAGAGCTATAGCTGAGTGCATTAGCTCACCTAAGCTACACACGTTAAATGAGCAGGAGTTCAGAGAGCTGATAGCTCAGGCAGCTGTAATCAATTCGATTAAAGCTTTACCATCAGATATAGAAGTAACTCTACTTCAGCAAGTTACACAAAATACGTATCGGAGTACAAGTATTAAGGATTGGCAGAATGCGTTTCTCTATAATGCTATAGGCAAAGACTTTGAAAGAGTAGAAGCTTTTAACCTATTCAGCATCTCGTTTATGGCCGATGTGCTTAAGCGCTATGAGGAATACAAAGCAAAGGTATGGAGAGAGTTAAACAAGGCGCTTGTATTACCGGAAGCTGAGATAAAACACATAGAGCCTACTGATCCTTTAAATGTTCTGCACGCTGATGTAGATAGATGGAATGATGGTAAGCATACTTGGGTAGAGATATCTGCACCTTACAACTGCCAGCGTCTCTTTAAGCAAGGCATCTATAAGAAATCTCAATGGCAGCCCGAAGTATGGGCACGCTTTGAAGATATTGCCAAGCAAAAGGTAGAGGGTAAATTCAAGGCATCTAACAAAGTGATCTTAGGCGAATCTGCACAAGCTGAATTTGATGGCTTGCAAAAGATAGAGCTGAGTAGACTTATCTATATTGACATTATTAAACAAATTAACAATGGCTAAAGATTGGACCGTAGAAGAAATGCAGTACCTGGTTAATCACTACGCTGATAACTTTACTGAGGATGTAGCTAAGGCTTTAAATAGAACTGTTAGCGGAGTGTATGGTAAAGCTTATTCTCTTGACATTAAAAAGAGCAAGCTGCATCATGAGAAGGTAATGGCTAAGACTTCGGTAAAGCTAAAAGAAAATTCTAAGATACACCGTTACGCTAAAGGTCATGAGCCTGCTAACAAAGGAAAGAAAGTAGCTCCATCTACCTACAATAAGTGCGCTCCAACGATGTTTAAGAAAGGTAATAAACCTCACAACTTTAAGCCTGTAGGAAGTGAACGTATTACTAAGGATGGATATCTAGAGCGCAAGATAGCTAATCCTAAAACTTGGAAAGGTTTGCATATTTTGATATGGGAAGAGGCTAATGGTCCCGTTCCAGCAAAGCACAAGGTAGTATTTAAGGATAACAATCAGCTAAATTATGACCTGAGTAATCTTGAATGCCTTTCTTATGCTGATGTAATGCGCAGAAATAGCATAGTTAGATACCCTGCAGATCTAAGATTTGCAATGAAAACACTTAAAAAACTTAAAAAACAAATAAACAATGGCCAGAAACAAAATTGAAGATTTAAGAAATCACCTCTTTGAAGTAATAGAAGCGCTTAAAGATGGGGATATTGAGATGGATAAAGCAAAGACTATAGCAGATGTAGCGCAAGTAATTGTGAACAGCGCTAAAGTAGAAGTCGATTTCATGAAGGTAGTACATGGTAATGGTAGTGGATTTATTCCTTTAGATAACCGAGGGAGTTATGAGACTGCTAAGCAGCTAACTGTAGGAGGTGAAGATGAAAATATTTGAATTTAATGAGCACGATGTATGCGAAAATCCTATTCTTAAAACGCTAAAATGCCTGAAGGGATATGAAGCTCAGATTAGTGTAGCTATTGTTAAGAATGGTAAGTGGAGTTATGCTATTAGATTTTATGGTAAAGATCAGGGATGGGGACAGCCTTTAATTTATCACGCTCAACACAATGTATTTGATACGCAAGAGGAAGCGTATAGAGCAGGCGCTGTACTTCTTTACAATCAAATAAAATCTAATAACGATTACAAGAGATATGATAGAATTTTAGATATTCTTTTATCCGATATTAGTACTAAGGCTGAGAATCAATTAACACTATTCTGATTTAATTATCTAATTTCTTCCACTAACAAGTAGGTGTTAGTAACTAACTTAAAGAGCTCAGCACTATGCTGGGCTTTTTTATTAACCTTTACTTATGAATCTATTTAAAAGAAAGAAGGAGCCAATAGATTTAAATGCCAAGCTGTTACCTGAGCTGTGCAGCTGCACTATTATACAGTGGAATTACAGCGAAGATATAGGCCTTGAGTCTACTTATGCAGAGGATATTCCTTTTATGTTTGATGCAAGAAAGTGCGTAGGCATACAGGCAGAAGTAGAGTTTAGAAAAGATGGTACTTACTACGTAGGAGAGCGCACCTTAGCGCTGATGCAGGGCATAGATAATGCAATAGTAATAGATGTACCTTACAACGAATTTAAAAAGCATTTTCAGGAGTTAAAATCTAACATAATCACAAATGATTACATCATATCGCGAGGGTAGAAATGTCATAATCACTACTTGCAAGAGTGGAGATAAGTTTTTAATGATGAGCGACCTGCACTGGGATAATCCCCATTGTGATAGAAAGCTATTAAAGGCACACTTAGATAAATGCTTAGCTGAAAACATTAGCTTTGCTGTTAATGGAGATTTATTTTGCTGCATGCAGGGCAAGTATGATCCTCGTAGAAGTAAGCAAGACATCTTACCGGAGCATAACGTAGCTAATTACTTAGATGCCTTAGTTAATACTGCAATAGATTGGTTTAAACCATATGCTCACCTGATGGTATTTGTTGGATATGGTAATCATGAGACTGCTATAATAAAGAACTGTGAAACTGATTTAATAGAGCGCTTTGTTAGTGGCCTTAACCGAGAAGCTGGCACTAATGTATTAGTAGGTGGCTATGGTGGTTGGTGGATACATAGAGTAATGAAAAGCGAAAAGAGTGCCTTAGTGTTTAAAACAAAATACTATCATGGATCAGGAGGAGGAGGAGTAGTTACTAAGGGAGTTATTCAGAATAACCGAATGGGTGTTATGATAGATGGAGCTGACTGCATTTGGGCAGGCCACGTGCACGAGCTTTACCATCACTCAGATATGGTAGAGGAATTATGCTATGCTGCAAATGGTGGCTATAGAATCAATATGAGATATGTGCATCACATTAGAACTGCAAGCTATAAAGAAGAGTATGACGAGGGCTTTATGGGCTTTCACGTTGAACGCATGAGACCTCCTAAACCTTTGGGCGCATATTTGTTACAGTTAGATTTAGAAAGAATAACTAAACCCGTTGACACTACATTAGTAATACCTACTTTTGTGCAATGGAGAGACAAATAAACTACAATTTTAAACCTCTTACAAGGCAAAGCGAGGCACTTAAATTCTTATCAGTAGATTCAGACGTTGAAACTATCCTCTATGGAGGAGCTGCAGGCGGTGGAAAGACTATGCTCGGGTGCATGTGGCAGATTCTTAGACGTTTAAAGTATCCAGGTACACGCTCACTAATAGGCCGAGCCAAGTTAGACACGCTTAAAAAGACTACAATGGCTACCTTTTTTCAGGTAGCTAATGAAATAGGGCTTAAAGCAGGAGAGGATTTTATCTATAATCAGCAAAGCCATATCATTAAGTTCAGCAATGGCAGTGAGATAATCTTAGCCGATTTATTTTTGTATCCATCAGATCCGATGATGACCGATTTAGGCGGCCTTGAAATTACAGATGCATTTATAGATGAAGCTACTGAGATAACTGAAAAGGCTTATTCTATTGTTAGCTCACGTATACGGTATAAGTTAAATCATTTTTGCACTAAATGTTCCGCTCAAGAATTAGACAAAGGCGAAGTAACAAAACAAGATAAAAGTGGTAAAGCTATTGAATGGCTATGCAAAGTATGTAACCAAAAAAGTAGCGGCTTAAAACCTAAAGTTTTACTATCGTGTAACCCATCTAAAGGGTGGATTTATAACCAATTCTACTTACCTTACAAGAATCAGAATCTTCCTGAGCACAGAGCTTTTGTACAAGCATTACCTGGAGATAATATACACTTACCTGATTCATACGTAACAAGCCTCAGCCGATTACCTGAAGCTGATAGGAAGAGACTCTTAGAAGGAGATTGGGAATTTGATAACAGCAGTGATAGACTTTATCTTTATGAAGAGCTCATGCGCTGTTTTAGAGAGCCTATGAACGTAGGAGAGGGTTACATCACAGCAGATATAGCTCGACTTGGAAAGGATAGAACAGTGCTTTGTGTATGGAAAGGATTAAGCTGTATAGATATAGTAGTGCTGAGGCAGAAGAGACAAGATGAAGTTAAGGCAGAGATACAGCGCTTAATGAATCAGTATAGTGTTAGGCTATCTAATGTACTTGCCGATGCTGATGGTGTAGGTGGTGGCTTGGTAGATAGTCTTAGATGCCGAGAGTTTATGAATGGCAGTAAAGCTGTAAGAGGAACTCAGTACATGAATCTAAAAGCTGACTGTTACTTTAGATTAGGTGAGTTAATTGATAAGAATGAGATTACCTTCCCTATTAAATGGCAAGAGGATATCTGCAAAGAGCTGGAGTTAATCAGGAGAGTAGATCCTGATAAGGAAGGAAAGCTAAGAGTAACATCAAAAGATACTATTAGCCAGCGCACCGGAGGGATTAGCCCCGATATAGCAGATGCTATAATGATGCGAGCTTACTTTGAGCTTAATCGCAACTACACTAAATACGCATTTATCTAAGATAACTCCATTAAAGTGTTATTTAGCGCACTTTATCGTACTTAAAAGTGCTTTATGAGGGATATTGCATACTATAATATGGATTAGATGTGATTAATAACATCTTTGTCGCAAGTATAGTAGACTTTTGCGACAGCTATAGTAGAAAATAATCTACAGAATGAGCCTTATAGTGGAAAATAATCTACAAAACTATACCCGATAACGTATAATATCTGCTAATATCTGCAAATTATACGCAAAAGGGTATAAAACAAAATAGCCCTACACGTTTGTAGAGCTATCCTGTAATCAAATAATCAATATAAGCCTAAACCAAAAGGCTAAAATGGATAGCCAAATATATCACACTTAATACTATGTGCATAAGTATGTGAATAAGATGTTGAAAGCAGATAAGTTAATAGTCTAATTTTGAGCACATGAAGAATGAAGAGGCACTAATACAAGAGGCTGTTATTAACTATATCAATGCTCAGTATCCAGGCACTCTTTACTGTGCATCTGCTGGAGGTGTTCGTACTTCCATGAGACAGGCTGTAAAGATGAAGCGCACAGGTTACGTTAAGGGCTTTCCTGATCTCTTTATCTATGAGCCTCGTGATGCCTTCCATGGCTTAGCTATTGAGATGAAACGAGAAAAGGGAGGAGTAGTAAGCTTGCACCAAAAGGAATGGCACAAGAAGCTAACTGAGAGGGGATATTTCTGCGCTATTTGTAAAGGCTTTGATGAGGCTAAATTAATTATAGATGAGTACCTACACCTCTGAAATTAATAGATGCTATGCCGAATGGCGCAGAGTAGCAGCAACTGTTACCCGGTTAGATTTAGCTGATGAGCTGCTGCATGACACTTTGCTTAAGATATTAGAATCAGATAAAGATAAGCTGCAGGATATCCATGATAGGGGTAAGCTGAACAATTACGTTAGCAATGCTATTAGACTATCTGCACGCTGTAGTAACAGCTCATTTAACTACACTCGTTTAAGATTCGAGAAGATACGCAACGATTTGAAAGATGATATCATAGATGATGTGAATAAGAGCGTAGGCATGCGTTTAGAAAATGAGCAGTTAGATATATTTATAAGCAGGCTGCCATATTTTGAGAGAGAGCTATTCTTTCTCTATGCCTTAGATGATTTCTCTTATCAGGAGTTAGCTAAAGAAACAGGCATTCCTCTTAACTATCTTTACCGCACAATTAAGAAAGCTAAAGTAACACTTAGAAACTCGTTACAAATATGACTAAAGAAAACTACGCTGCGAGGATTGCAATCTGCAATAACTGCGAAGTATTTAACACTCGCTATAAGACGTGCGGACCTCCTACCAATGCCATTAATCCATTCGCTAAACCAACTGAGCTTAATGGGCATCTATTTAAGCCATGCGGCTGCCCTATAGATCACTTAGCAATGTATGCAGTTAAAGATTGCCCTGCTAAGAAATGGCCTATCTTAGATGATAGATTAGTAATTGAGAACATGCTGGCCTTTATTGAATCTTTGAAAAGAAAGAATCAGGTAACGAGCCAAGATATGAAAGTGGTAGGTGAGCTCAGAAAGAAGTACAGTAAGTTAGATTACCCTGGTACATCATGTGGCCCATGCGCTAAGAAGTACGTAGATGATGTAGAGCAGCAGCTAATCTCTGAGCTAACTAAATTAGAACAAGCTCAAGCACTGATAGAATTAACTAACTTAGAGCTCACACCTGAGCCGATACAAAAGAAACGAAGAGCTAAACGTAAAAAACTATGACTATACTTATCATCTACTTAGTAGGCTTCCTACTGCACACTGGCATTCTAAGCTTTAACATCTACAGACATCAGAGACACCTATCTAACTTCCATTGGTATGCTTACATAGGTGTTATCTTTACAGGCTTTGTATGGCTGCCTTTTTGGGTGTACATTACTGTGCTACGTTTTCAACAGCCAAAATAGTTTTGCACAAATTAACTGAGTGACATTTTTATTTATAGATTTGTCATAGGGTGGTATTACTGTAGATTTGATTTAAGGTTTTATACGCCCTTTGGATGTTCTCACCCTGCATCCTTAGGGCTATATTTTTTACAGAGGGAAGCGTTTAACAGCAGTGTAAAGAATGAATTGAGCTACTGCGGGATAGTAACACAGCTCAGGGGTATGGCTAAGGTATAAGCCCCAGGTTACTTAGGGATGGCAATATCTCTAAAAGGTAGATACCAGGTTAGTGCACATTGCTGATGACACTAATACATGATGGCGAAGCACTCAAGCGACAAGCATGAGAACAGTCATTTTGAATGAGAGCCCAACACTTAGAGCAATCTTTGTGAAGGATACTTCTATCTCTCATTTAGCTCAGCATCTAAGCTCTAAGCATTAAGTTAATTAGCTAAAAGCTTAAAGCTAATTAGCATAAGCTAACTAATTAATAAACTAACTTATGAATGATAATAAGTATAACTTTTTGAGGGCACAAGTCAAAATGTTTAATCCTAACTTCACAGATAAAGAAATTGATAAGGAGTGCGAAAGAATATTAAATGCAGGTGAGGGTGGAGAGGATGAGAGCTGCCTTTATTGTGGATCGTAACTGTTAAATATCAATACTCAATTATACAAATAATCGAATTATGCAATGTAATATAACATTTGACTTAGACTCACCTGAAGATGCAGCTCACCATCTTAGATGCACTAAAGCATTAGATTTAGCACTGTGCTTAAATGAGTTCAACACTCAGCTACTATCTCAGCTTAAGTATGATGAGCTATCAGGTAAAGAAAAGATATTACTATCTAGGGTTAATGAGTTACTGCAAGAGACGATGGAAGAGTATGGCATTAACTTAACTGAGCTTTGTAGATGATATTAATACCAGCACAGCTTGAATCTGTAGGCACAAGAAAAGATAAGACTCTTAAGCTGACCTTTGGCACTAACGAGCTCACACCTTCTCAGGCTGCTGAACTGTTCGGTACAGCCAATCAGTTCGGTTACTTAGCTTTTAAAGATGAGAGCTTTAGACGTGAGGAGCTGGATGCAGTAGAGAGCCTTAAATCAGAGTTAGAAGATACACTTAAAAAACCATCTCAAAGATTAAGAGGTATAATGTTTAGAGTTTATGAAGCTGATTCAGAGGGATTTACTACCTTTGCTAAATACTATGACTCGAAGATGGAACAGTTAATAACACACTTTAAGAATAAGTTAGCATGAGTGAGGAGCAGGAACAAAACGTAACAATCAAAAAAGATGCTATGCTTCAGGCACTTACATCTTCTTTAGGCAATGTTACAGAAGCCTCAGAGAAGATAGGTATCTCTCGCAAGACTCACTATGAATGGCTTAAAGATGATGCTGAGTATAGTGCAGCAGTAGCTTCACTAAAGAATGTAGCTTTAGACTTTGCTGAGTCGCAACTTAAGAAGCTGATGGAAGGAGCAGAGCGCCAAGCATTAACTCACGATGGTGAGATAGTAACAATTAAAGATGCACCTAACACAAGTGCCATTATCTTTTATCTTAAGACTCAAGGTAAGCAACGAGGGTACATAGAGAGGCAAGAGCTTAGCACTGAGATAAAGAGCATTAACATAACCATAGATGGTACAAATATTTAAGCTATGAGTCAAATAACCAAACGAGACGAAGAAATGTTTATAGCTATAATGGCTCACTTTCATAAAGAGATTCCAATAATGTTTAGTAATCCTGAGGAATTAACTGCGGATAAAAGAGCTGATTTAGAAATAGAAATGTATGAAGAATTAAAGAAAGCAGGTAGATTAAGATTTGATTATGAGTGAAAAAATAATAAGCACTAAGTACAGTGATCAGACATTAGGCACGTACGTAGATTTCCTTAATGCCGGAACTGATAGCGTTTCGCAGATTCAGGCAATAACAGGATTAAAGCGTGATGACATCAGGAAGATAGATATGGCTACTGTGGAAAAGATAGTGGCATCTTACTCGCAAGGTCTGCGCCAAGATGAGAAGGTATTTAAGCAGTTCATAGATATTGATGGTGTGAAGTTCGGCTTTCATCCTAACCTTAAATCTATGACCTTTGGAGAGTGGTTAGATCTATCCGAGTTTAGTAAGAACTTCCCCCATCAGCTACCTGAGCTAATGTGCATTCTATACCGACCGGTAACAGCTGAGATAAATCTGCAGTACAAAATAGAGCCTTATGATAGTGATGTGCACCTTAAGTACGTGCCTCAAATGCGCAAGCTTAACTTAGCCAATGTGAATGCTGCGCTGCTTTTTTTTTCGACACTCAGCAAAGATTTGCAGAACAGTACACCCGAATATTTAGAGCAGGAGCTGGAGAAGCTGAAGAATCAGATCAGTCAACTAGCCGAAGAGGTGAAACATTAGCAAGCGTTTATCAATGGTGGCATGTGATAGAGGAGATGAGCGAAAGAGATGTAACTAAATTCGATGCCATAACTAACACAAGAGCTACTACCATCTTTACTCATTTGACCTACGCGATGGATTACGCAAATAGCTTACAACAAAAGCTTACTTAAATTCCACTATAAGATATGAGCACAATCAATTACACATACAACGTAATAGTAGATAGGTTTAGACAGTTCGCAGATGGGCACTTCCAACTGCGTAGGTTTACACATGGTGAGATATCACAGGCCGATTTAGAGAAGGAAGCAGAGTGGCCATGGATGCACGTTAAGCCACGAGCTATTAACTACTCGCCAGGCACAAGAGCTTTTAGCTTTGAGATATTTATCTCTGACCTACCAAGAGATAAGGAAG